CCGCGCAGCCGGCAGCGTCGGCGGCCGCGGAGCAGGTGCTGCGGCTGCCGGTACTGGGGCGCGTGGCCGCCGGCCTGCCGATCGGCGCGGACATCGGATCGGACGACTTCGTGGTGCTCGACAAGGTGTTCTTCTCGCCGGCACCGGACTACCTGCTGAAGGTGCAGGGCGATTCGATGATCGACGAGGGCATCTTCGATGGCGACCTGATCGGCGTGCACCGTACCCGCGACGCACGCTCCGGGCAGATCGTGGTGGCGCGCATCGACGACGAGATCACGGTCAAGCTGCTCAAGGTCGGCAAGGACCGCATCCGCCTGCTGCCGCGCAATCCGGACTATGCGCCCATCGAGGTCCTCCCGGACCAGGATTTCGCCATCGAAGGGCTGTACTGCGGGCTGCTGAGGCCGAACCGGTGACGGCATTTTCCCCATCGCAGGGGCGATGGTTTTCCTACGGGCGATGGGCGTCGGCGCGGCTGCCGGTATCCTTCCCGTCCCGATAATCTGGCCGCATCGCCGACAGTCTCAGCCTGTGCGATACGCCCCCGCTACAGTGGACCCATGACGAAATCCATGACATCAACGACGAGGAAGACCCCGATGGACGATAACAAGAAGCGTGCGCTCGCTGCTGCCCTGGGCCAGATCGAAAAGCAGTTCGGCAAGGGGTCGGTGATGCGCATGGGCGACCGCGTGGTCGAGCCCGTCGAGGCGATTCCCACCGGCTCGCTGATGCTGGACATCGCGCTGGGCATCGGCGGCCTGCCCAAGGGCCGCGTGGTCGAGATCTATGGTCCCGAATCCTCGGGCAAGACCACCCTGACCCTGCAGGCCATCGCCGAGTGCCAGAAGCAGGGCGGCACCGCGGCCTTCATCGACGCCGAGCATGCGCTGGACCCGATCTACGCCGCCAAGCTGGGCGTGAACGTGGACGACCTGCTGCTGTCGCAGCCGGACACCGGCGAGCAGGCGCTGGAAATCGCCGACATGCTGGTGCGTTCGGGCTCGGTGGACATCCTGGTGATCGACTCGGTCGCCGCGCTGACCCCCAAGGCTGAAATCGAAGGCGAGATGGGCGACCAGCTGCCCGGCCTGCAGGCACGACTGATGAGCCAGGCGCTGCGCAAGCTGACCGGCAACATCAAGCGCTCCAACACCCTGGTGATCTTCATCAACCAGCTGCGCATGAAGATCGGCGTGATGATGCCCGGCCAGAGCCCGGAAACCACCACCGGCGGCAACGCGCTGAAGTTCTACGCTTCGGTGCGCCTGGACATCCGCCGCATCGGCGCGATCAAGAAGGGCGACGAGATCATCGGCAACCAGACCAAGATCAAGGTGGTCAAGAACAAGCTGGCGCCCCCGTTCAAGCAGGTGATCACCGAGATCCTGTACGGCGAAGGCATCAGCCGCGAAGGCGAACTGATCGACATGGGCGTGGATGCCAAGCTCGTGGAGAAGGCCGGCGCCTGGTACAGCTACGGCGACGAGCGCATCGGCCAGGGCAAGGACAACGCCCGCGGTTACCTGCGCGACAACCCGCAGGTGGCCGCCAGGCTCGAAGCCGAGCTGCGCGAGAAGTTCCAGCCCGCCGATGCCGCGCGTGAAGCCGGTGACGACGCGGACGAGGAGTGATTTTCCCGCGGGGACGGGCGGCGCATCGTCAGTGACGTCGCCCGGTCCCCGCGGTTTTCGCCGGTGCAGGGCGTGCCCGGCACCCATGCAGGGTGATGGCCGGCAATGAACGACAGCGAGGAACGGCCGGGGCGCCGCACCCGGCGGCCGCGTGAACAGACGCCGTTGCAGCGCGCGCTCGGGCTGCTGGTGCGGCGGGAACATTCGCGCAAGGAGCTGGGGCGCAAGCTCAAGGCCCGCGGGGTCGATTCCGACGCGGTGGACGCCGCGGTGGCGCGGCTGGCCGAGGACGGCTGGCAGGACGACACCCGGTTCGCCGAGGCCCTGGTCCGCAACCGCACCGGGGGCGGCTACGGCCCCCTGCACATCCGTGCCGAACTGGGTACGCATGGCCTGGACAGCGAGTCGATCGAGGCGGCGCTGGCTACCTTCGAGGGCGACTGGGCGGAGCTGGCCAGGGACCTGGTCCGCCGCCGTTTCGGCCCCGACGGGCCCCAGGACCTGGCGCAGCGCCGCAAGGCCGCGGACATGCTGGCCCGGCGCGGCTTCGACGGCGGCTGCATCCGCAAGGCCACCCGCTACGATCCTGAGGACTGAATGGACCGGGCCTGATACCCTTTCAGGGTTTCGGCCGTCCCGGGTCCACGCACCGCGTGGGGAGCCGGCTGCCGCCAGCCCGCCTATCGCCAGTCCTCATGAATACACCCGTAAAGTTCACCACCTCTCAGATCCGCGCCGACTTCCTCGAATTCTTCAAGGGGAAGGGCCACACCATCGTGCCTTCGGCGCCGCTGGTGCCGGGCAACGACCCGACCCTGCTGTTCACCAACTCCGGCATGGTGCAGTTCAAGGATGTGTTCCTGGGCGCGGAGAAGCGCAGCTACGTGCGCGCAGCCGATGTCCAGCGCTGCCTGCGTGCAGGCGGCAAGCACAACGACCTCGACTCGGTCGGCTACACCGCCCGCCACCACACCTTCTTCGAGATGCTGGGCAACTGGTCCTTCGGCGACTACTTCAAGAAGGACGCCATCGCCTGGGCATGGGAGCTGCTGACCCAGGTCTGGAAGCTGCCGGCCGAGCGCCTGCTGGTCACCGTCTACCACAACGACGACGAAGCCTATGCGCTGTGGCGCGACATGATCGGCGTGCCGGAAGCGCGCATCGTGCGCATCGGCGACAACAAGGGCGCGCCGTATGCCTCGGACAATTTCTGGCAGATGGCCGATACCGGCCCGTGCGGCCCGTGCACCGAGATCTTCTTCGACCATGGCGAGCACATCGCCGGTGGCCCGCCGGGCTCGCCGGATGAGGATGGCGACCGCTTCATCGAGATCTGGAACCTGGTGTTCATGCAGTTCGACCGCCAGCCCGACGGCACCCTGGTGCCGTTGCCGGCGCCGTGCGTCGACACCGGCATGGGCCTGGAGCGCCTGGCGGCGATCCTGCAGCACGTGCACACCAACTACGAGATCGACCTGTTCCAGGCGCTGATCCGCCAGGCGGCCGGGCTGACCGGCACCGCCGACCTGGAGAACAAGTCGCTGCGCGTGATCGCCGACCATATCCGCGCCTGTTCGTTCCTCATCGTCGATGGCGTGCTGCCGTCCAACGAAGGCCGCGGCTATGTGCTGCGCCGGATCATCCGCCGCGCCCTGCGCCATGGCTGGATGCTGGGCGTGCGCCAGCCGTTCTTCCACAAACTGGTGCCGACCCTGGTCGAGCAGATGGGCGAGGCCTATCCGGAGCTGCCGGCCGCCGCCACCACGGTGCACAAGGCGCTGCTGGCCGAGGAAGAGCGTTTCGCCGAGACGCTGGATGCGGGCATGAAGATCTTCGACGACGTCGCGGCCAAGGTCGACGATGGCGTCATTCCGGGTGGTGATGCCTTCCGCCTGTACGACACCTATGGTTTCCCGGTCGACCTGACCGCCGACATCGCCCGCGAGCGCGGCATGACGGTGGACATGGCCGGCTTCGACAGCGCCATGGAGCACCAGCGCGAGATGGCGCGCGCCGCCGGCAAGTTCGGCGGTGGCGTGACGCTGCCCGCCGAACTGGTCGCGACCCTGTCGCCCACCGTCTTCCTGGGGTACGACCAGCAGCAGGCCGACGGCCTCAAGGTGGTTGCCCTGCTCAAGGGCGGCCGCCCGGTGGAGGGTGTGCAGGCCGGCGACGAGGTGATCGTGTTCACCGACAGGACGCCGTTCTATGCCGAATCCGGCGGCCAGGTTGGCGATACCGGCATGCTGTCCGGCAACGGCGTGGAGCTTTCGGTCTCTGATACGCAGAAGTTCGCCGGCCAGTTCCACGGCCACGTCGGTACCGTGAAGCAGGGCGTGATCAAGCTCGGCGACATGCTTGCCGGCGGGATCGACAGCGCCCGTCGCGGTGCCACCATCCTCAACCACTCGGCGACCCACCTGCTGCATGCCGCGCTGCGCGAAGTGCTGGGCAGCCATGTGCAGCAGAAGGGCTCGCTGGTGGCGCCGGACCGCCTGCGCTTCGATTTCTCGCATTTCCAGCCGATCAGCAGCGAGGAGCTGGCGCTCATCGAGCGCAAGGTCAACGAGCAGGTCCGTGCCAACAATGCCGCCGAAGTGCACCACATGGGCATGCAGGAGGCGCTGGATTTCGGGGCGATGGCGCTGTTCGGCGAAAAGTACGGCGAGAACGTGCGCGTGCTGAAGATGGGCGACTACTCGACCGAGTTGTGTGGTGGTACCCACGTGTCGCGCACCGGCGACATCGGCCTGTTCAAGATCACTGCCGAGGGGGGCGTCTCGTCCGGCGTGCGCCGCATCGAGGCGGTGACCGGGCAGGGGGCGCTGGACCATGTGGATGCCGAGGAAGCCCGCCTGGCCGAGGCCGCGAGCCTGCTGGGCGGGGCGGCGACCGACGTGGTGGAGAAGATCCGCCAGCTCGGCGAACGGCAGAAGCGGCTTGAGCGCGAGCTGGAGGCACTCAAGGCCAAGCTGGCCTCGGGCGCGACCGCCGACCTGGGTGCTTCGGCGGTCGAGATCGGCGGCGTGAAGGTGCTGGCGGCGCGCCTTGAGGGTTTCGACGCCAAGGCGCTGCGCGAGGCGATGGACCGGCTCAAGCAGCAGCTGGGCGACGCGGTGATCCTGTTGGCCGGTACCCAGGACGGCAAGGCCTCCCTGGTCGCAGGCGTGAATGGCTCGGCAATGGGCAGGGTCAAGGCCGGGGAACTGTTGTCCCATGTCGCCGGTCAGATCGGGGGCAAGGGCGGTGGTCGTCCCGATCTGGCACAGGGTGGCGGTGAAGACGGTCCCAGGCTGGTCGCCGCGCTCGACGGCGTGCTGGAATGGATCAAGCCACACTTGGCATGAACGCAGGCAGCCGCGCGCCTTGAAGGCGCCTGCTGCCTGCCATTAACATTGGGAGTCTTTTCCCTTTGTCGTGGGGCGCAGGTTCTTGGCGCGCCAATGCCGGTGGGAAACCCCCACCGGTTCCATGGAGACTCGCACAATGTTGATCCTGACTCGCCGTGTAGGCGAAACCCTGATGATTGGTGACTCGGTCAGCGTGACCGTGCTCGGCGTCAAGGGCAACCAGGTACGTATCGGTATCACCGCGCCCAAGGACGTGGCGGTGCACCGTGAGGAAATTTTCCAGCGTATCCAGCGCGGCGACGAGCCGGCTGCACAGGGAAGTGAAGAAACTTCCGAATAAGGGTTTACCTTTCACCCCGTTAAACGGTATTCTTCGCGCCCTGCCACGGAACACGCGGCAGGACAAAGAGAAAACGGAGTGATGCCCGAGAGGCCGAAGGGGCTCCCCTGCTAAGGGAGTATAGGGTCAAAAGCTCTATCGAGGGTTCGAATCCCTCTCACTCCGCCAAGACCTGATCTAAGCCGCTGATTCCAGCGGCTTTTTTCATGCCGCGAGGTCTTGCCCCATGTTTTGCCCCATGTTCGGGGACCAGGCTTTGCCGGCCGCAACGGCGAGGATGAATTCCTCGATCTCCGGCGAGAACCACAGCGATTTCGTGCCGATCTTGCGCGGCTTCGGGAACAGGCCCTTGGCCATCATCCGATAGATCGTGGCCGTGCTGAGGCCGACCCGGAGCTTGACCTCCTTCAGTGGCCACAGGGCGATTTCGTCAGCCATGTCGGCTACCTCCATTGCGTTGCAGGTTGGGGCGCTTGAACGGCGCCATGACCTTCTGGGCCTCGGCCTTGTCGCCCGCGGCCAGGTGCCACAGGGCGAGCGCGCGGGCCTCCCACAGGCGGCAGGTGCGCGGTGGCGCGCGCTCCAGGTCGACGCCGGACATACCGGCCAGCTGCCGGGCATGGTGCTGGATCTCGGCGAAGTCACGCATCGCTCGCCTCCTGCGGGCTGTCCGCTTCCTCTCCGCAGTCCGCGTCGCACCATGGCTCGCCGCACAGCGGGCAGCCGATCTCCTCTACCAATTCCGGCGCGCAGTTGTGGCAGGCATGTTCGCCGCCATACCACCCACCGCAACCAGACCAGCAGAAGCTTTGGCCACAGGTCTTGCAGATGCCTGCATCGCTCAGGTCCAGCGGCTCGTCGCACACGGCGCACAGTCCGATTGGCATATCACCGGCCATCCTTCACCCCCTGCGGGCGGGCGGCGACCATCCCGCGCCAGATGCGGCGCTTCAGCCCGTCAGCTCCGTTGCCGACGGCAGCGAGCATTTCCGGCGTGGGCTTCACCGGCACCAGGACATACCCTTCCGGCGCGGCGCGCATGGCGGAGCGGCGGTTCCACGCGGCAATGGCGGTCTTCAGCAGCCATTCGTCGCCATAGCGCAAAACGGCATCAGTTCGCTCGTACCGACAGCCGCTGCACTTAACGACGCATTTCCGCGTGCTGTGCACGTTTCCGATCATCCGCAGGGTCGCCTCCCCGCCACAGAATGGGCACGGAAGCAGCTCGCGGGCCTGCTGCATCAGGTCAGCCATGGCGCACCGCCTTGCCCAGTTCGGACACCTTCCGCCTCACCGCTTGTGCGAGAGCCTTGGCGCGGCCGCCGATATCGTTGAGGCTGCTGCGCTCGGCACGCTCCAGCGTCACCGAGTCAAATACGCGGGCCAGTTCCTCGCCGCGATGCTCGATGATGGTGTTAGCCGTGTCGGCATAGCTCATGGCGAACCGCTCGATGAACCAAGAATCCGGGCTGGTGAAAAGAAACATCGGCACTTCCTCGCCTTCGCCTCGTGGCTTGGCTGCGTACTTGCCATCGCCAAGGAGGCAGACAGCTACGGCGGCTACATCCAGCCTGTCGGCGGTCATGCGGTAGGGATCGGATGGATTGATGATCTCGTACTCCATCACTCCACCCCCGCGCCGTGGCTGTTGGCCTGCTCGTCGGATGTCCGGATGACCTGGCCGCCCGCGCCGTAGAACGTCGCGTCCAACTGCTCGGGATGCTTCATCAGCACGTCGCAATCGCAGAGCATCCCGGCCACGTTGTAGCTACAGCGGTTGTGGTGGTACTCGGGGGCGACGCTTCGGGTGATTTCCCACCCTCTCGGGAAATCGACGCTCACGGCCGCACCTCCGCATCGCCGGCCTGCGCCTGCATCACCTTGGCCGAAAGCATGCGGAGCCAGTGAACGCGATCTCCCCAACTCGGGTACGCCATTGCGTGAGCCGGGTATGCCGCGTTGGTGTTCTCCTGCTCGATGGCTTGTGCCTCAAGCCACGCTGCCGCCTCGGCGCGCCAGTCTGTGGAAACCTCCCCGTCTTCAGGGAACATCCACGAAGGCGCAGGGCAGTTCGACTTGATCCGCACCGCCTCGCTGCCGCCCTTGGGGCTGTCCGCCTTCGCCTCACGCCGCATCGGCTCCAGCACGGCACGGTCAAACGCGCGGGCAATGCTGTCCTCGCCCTTGGGGCTGGCGTCGATCCGACGCCGAATTTCAGCCACGCATGCGTTCCATCCGGCGACTTCGTGCCATGTCGCCATCATCAGTTCAGGCTTCTCTCGTTCCGCCGGAATCAGTGAATCGAGGTCGATCCCCGGCGCTGCGGGGGTGCTGGCGACATAAGCACCGTCAAGAAATGCCTCGGTAAGCTTCCGCGCCACAATGTTGCATGCGTCTTTCGTCCCGGAAAACAAGCTGCGCGTGCCGTCACCGGCGACAACCCTGTACGCGATAAGCCCGTCTGGGACCGGCCGGTATCTATTCCTAGCAAGTTCTTCCGCATCAACCGGCGCTGCGGTGACGGGGGCGGCGTAGAGGGCAGTTACAGGCCACCCCTTCTTGCGCCAGCGTTCGGCAACCGATGGATCGTAGGTTGTCGCGGACTTGTCGGACAGGTGGTCATCAGTGAACCACGCCACCGCCTCCTGCGCTGCGGCGGGCTGAGTAGTCAAGTTTTGCTTGACTACTGGCGAGGGCTGGGCGGCGAGGGCTGCCTGCCAATCCGTCACACGGGCCTTGTCGAGATCGAAACCGCGCTCTTCTGCCCACTCGGTAAGTGCCTCCACTGCGGGGGCTGCATCGTCACTGGCGGACAGGTGCAGCTTCTTCTCCCTGCACGTCAGGTACCCCATCAGGTCGAATAGCGCCCCAGCGATGATGCTCTGCTGCTCGTTGTGTGCGTTCATGCTGCTTGCTCCATGGCGGCCAGGTCGATGCCATCCACGCGGTTGCGCAACTCGCGCTTCATCCGGCGAAGGTGGCTGGCGATGTAGAGGGGGCTGTCGGACGACAGAAACGTGCGGGCCTCGAAGTGCAGGCGGCCGGTGTGGTCGCGCCGGAACAGGCGGTAGGTCACAGCGGATCCGTCGTCAGTCGGGAAGCGGCCCCAGCTGAGGCCTTCGTTGCGCTTCGGGGCGCGGCGGGTGAAGTGGCGGCTCATGCAGCCTTCCTCCACTTCGTGGCCAGGGAATCCCACGTCAGCGGGTGCGGGCGCTTCTTGATCCGCTGGTAGGCGGCGTCGGGCGAGATGCCCAGCCGGCGCGCAATCTGTGCCGTGGTGACGTTCTTGCCCTCGACTACGTGCGCGTACAGCGCAGCCCGGGCAGCACCGCCGCGGCGCGATCCGGCGCGGCTCTCTTCGGGTTGGAAGGTAACCGTGCCCATCAGGCCGCCTCCGGCATGCGGCGCAGCTCGTCGACGATCTTCTCTACCTCCAGGTCGGCCGCCTTGATCGCGGCGCGAAGCTCGGCGATGGCCGCCTCGTCGCGCTCCACGCGCGTGATGGCCAGCTGCAGGCGGTCGGGGAAGCGCGGGTCGTAGCTCACCGCGTCCACCCATGGCGCGCCGACGACCAGCATCTGGTGCTGCAGCTGCCAGCGGTACTCGACCGCGTGCGCGCCGGTGCGCAGGGCCTCCAGGTGCTTCTGCATGCTGGCCGGGCACTTGATCTCCACCAGCCCGTCGCCCACCAGCCCATCGGGGCTGCACCCTGTGTTCGGGAGCTCGCTGCACAGCACGAAGCCGGCTTCCTCGACGGCGCGGCCGGTGACGAAGCTGTAGGCGTCACGTGCCTCGGCCTCCAGTTCGATGCCGCGATCCATCGCCGAGTTGCGGTAGGTCTCCACCGGTTGGCCGGTCAGGCGCTCAACGGCCAGCAGCGCGAGCAGGTTAGCCCGGGACGCGCTCGGGCCGGACTTCGTGCGGGCCATCAGGTCAGCGGCGCGCGAAGCGGTGAACATGCCGCAGCGCGCCAGCATCCAGTCCTGCGATTCCTGAGCCTCGTTCGCTTTCAAGACACGCTCCTCCAAATTTCGCCCCGCCTAATGCGGGCGACGTGGGAATAAGCGACCCCGAACCGAGCGCCGATCTGACGGATCGTTCCGGTAGCCGCACGAATTTCGCGGATGTCACTGGGCGCTAGTCGGGTCGCGTGACTCTCCCCGCGTGCCGTGCGTCCCTTTGCCACCTTGTCCGCCACGTTGTCTGCGTTGGTCCCGAGGAAAAGGTGTGCCGGGTTCACGCAGAGGCGGACATCGCATCGATGCAGGACATGCAGTCCGGGCGCGATTGGCCCGTTGTGCAGTAACCACGACGCGCGATGCGCGAGGGTTTGTCCGCCTTGCATGGCGAACCAGCCGTAGCCCCCGGCTCCGCGATTGACGGCGCCTGTCCAGAGCCAGCATTCCCCTGACCGATCGGTCTTGGCCAGAAGACGATCGATCGCCTTCATGCCTTGACCTCCTTCGCCCGGGCGGCCCACAGGGCGCGGATCTGGCGCATGGCCGGAGCAGGGATGCCGGTCTTGGTGCGCAGGTCCGCGGCGATCCGGTCCAGGTCATCCTTGTCCAGGGCGTCCTTGATCGCGTCCGCCCAGCTGGTGATGTCGAAGCCGGTGGAGGCGGTGAAGGCGTCGTCGTCCTCGCCGTGGCTGGTGAGGTTGAGCAGCGCGCCGGCGGTGTACCGCTTGCCGTAGCTCACGCTGGAGGCCACCGCCTGCACAGCGTTCTTGTTGCCGCTCGCGTCGGCGGGCAGCTTGATCGTGGTTTCCTCCCGGTGGCCGCCCTTGTGCGACAGGACGCCGGTGACGGCAATACCGTCGGAGAAGTCGGTGCGGAAGGACAGGGCAAAGCCGAACTGCTTCATGATCGGCTTGATCGCGGCGTTGATGTCCTCCCACAGGGCGTAGGTGTAGCGCCCCGCGGCGTTGCCGCGCTCGCCGATGCTGGGCAGGGCATCCTGCATTTCGGCCAGGTCCGCCGCGAAGTCGGCGGCAGCCTGGCGCTCCTGGATGCGCTCGTGCATCTGCATCAGGCGCTCCATCTTCTCGATGTCGCAGTTCGGGTCGGCCGCTGCGCGCGAGATGACGGAAAGGATGGTCGCGCCCTCATTCCGGGGCTGCGGGTAGTTTTCGGGTGCGGCTGCGACTACAGCGTTCATCGATAGCTCCTGCCGGCAGTGCCGGCGCGGTGGGTATGAGGTGCCCCGTCAACCCGGGGCCACGGTGGGCGCGGTCGAGCCCTGCGCGTGGTGTAGGTGCCGGCATTGCCCGGCCGGCGCGGGTGCGGAACTGGAGGGGAGGCCAGTTCCGCGGTGCGCCCTGCGCTGGGGAGTGCGCAGGGCAGGGGGATCAGGCGGCCAGGTCGGTCTGCTGGGCAGCAGCCTTCGGCGGGGTCAGGGTCAGCAGCACGTCCTCGCGGATCAGCGCTTCGGACAGCTCGGCCAGCTCGTCGGGCGTGACGTTGGCCGACGCGGTGAACGACAGGCCGACGCTGCCGCCTTCCTTGGGCTCGATCACGAAGCGCTTCAGCTTCACGTCGACCAGGACGATGGGCTCCACGCCTTCCAGCAGGCCGTCGATCTGCAGCTCGTAGCCCAGGAACTCATGGGCTAGCTTCAGCGGCTCCAGGCTGGGGAACTTCACGGCCGACAGGGGCGTATCGCCGATGGGCAGGTCCTGCTGCTCGCCCTTGCCGGGCTTGCGGAACAGGGCTTCCTTAAGCCCCTTCTCGATGCTGTCCAGCAGGCTATTGCCGGCGCTGGTGGTGAACTTGATGTCGGCTGCCAGCTCGCGTTCCTCGCCATGGCGCTCGATGCGCTGGTTGACGTTGGCGATGGCCGAATCGTGCTTTTCCAGTTGGAACATGGGTGTTGCCTCCGTAGGGCCGGCCACGCCGGCGGGGATCAGCGGGTGTCAGTTGCCTTCGGCCTGCACCGTCAGGCGGTAGCGGAGATTGCTCGGGTCGAACACAGCGCCCAGCATCCCGTCGGCGATCTGCTTCACGACGGGAGAGTTCTTCTTCTTGAGCTCCGCCGCGATGTATTCCTTGATCGAGCCCTGCAACGCAGCCGTCTGTTCTTCGATCGCAGTCTTCGCTGCTTGCTTGATTGCTTCGCCGATTGCCCAGTCGATCCACGTCTTGGTGTTGCTGTACGTGCTGGGCCTTCCTTCGCTATCGACCTTCATCGTCAGGATCGACGCGATCGCTTGGCGCAGGATTTCGCCGGACGGCCCCATGGCGCCCGCGACAGCTGCAGTGATGTTTGCCTGGACGATCGGTTCGATGATGTCCTTGGGAATTGAGAGGGTTGGCTGATTCATGGTCATTCCTTGATGGGCGGCGCCGGTGAATCCGGCGAGTGGGTCAGCGGGTGTCGCGCTTGCGCTGGGCGGGGAAGCTGCGCGGGCGGACGAAGTCGGTGCGGCGGCGGGTGAGCCGGCGATGCTCCCGGCGGAAGGCACGGACGATCAGCACCAGCAGCCAGAGGCACAGGAGGGCCAGCGGCAGCACGAAGGAGTCGGCGCGCACGATCACCGCGCGGCGGGCCATGTCGGCGAAGAGCACCAGCGCCGCGGTGTAGAGGGCGAGGCGGATCACGGCTGCACCTGCACTGCGCACCACAGCGCGGTCAGGTACATGGCGGTCATCGCCGAGTAGCCGAGGACGCTCCATGCGAGGCGCTTCATGCCATCGACTCTTCGGTAGAGGCCAGCAAGGTTTCCATCTCGGTCAGGCGGTCCGTTGCTGCTTTATGGGCGGCCTTGGTGCGCTCCACGTTCTCTTTCGCGCGCCGGATCATCAGCTGAATTCCCTCGGCCTTTGCCTCGGCGACGGTTGGCCAGAAATGCATGCCTTCGTTGCCATGCCAGTGCCTCTGGCTGTTGTCCTCGTCGTCGTTGAGCATGTGCACTGCATGCACTCGGCCGTAGTCATTGCGGGCAAGCAGCAGGAGACACTTCCAGCCGTGGGAACAGGTTTGGCATTCCACTTCAAGCTGGGTGCTGTCCTCGTAGGACCGAATGCCCTTGACGGTGTAGCGGAAGATTCCGCCCCCTTCGACGTATCGGAACAGCTCGTCGCCAATCTTGTAGGCGTCTATAGCGCTCATGCCATCGCTCCCAGCAGCAGGGCGAACCCAGCACCAGCCAGAAACGCCAGCACAGCGATGACGACCATGTCGCGCGCGGTCTGCTTCGCCGCGGCTTTGAGGGCTTGTTCGAAGCTCATGCGGGCTCTCCCGTGGCCTTGGCGATGGCGGCGCGGGCGGCAAAATAGGCGCGCGCCAGTTCGGACGACGGCAGCTCGTCATAGATGCGGTGGTCGTCCCAATCGGGCTCAATGCCGCAGAAGCGGTCCATCGACTCAACGAACATGACGTTCGCATCCAGGCTATCCGGCGCGGCGGAGATCAGGCGGGCGTTGGCGAACAAATCAGTGCCATCGCAATTCACGCCGTAGGGCTGAGCAACCGGGACCAAACGCCCGTCCTCGTATGCTGGCGCCTGAACAACGTAGTCGTACCTCACTGCCCACGGCCCCGGCGTGTGCTTGTGCGCGCTCATGCGGCCGCCCTCAGATCAGCAGCCTGCTTCTCGCCGTAGGCTCGAGCCTCGGCGGCATCGGCATGCTGGGTCGACTTCGCGTTGAACCCATGCCCCGGCAGGAACACCAGACACTCGGCGAAGCTATTGCGGTCCTCGACCGTGATCTGGAATCCAGCCCGCAGGCCGTTGAGGTGCTGCACGCCGTGGTAGGGCTTCGTCCAAGTGCTCATGCCGCGGCCCTCCGCAGCAGCTTGCCGATGGCCTCGTTCGCGCTGCACACCTCGAATTCCGCCACGTCCTCAACCGACGACTTGACGTAGGCGTTCCGGGCTTCACGGCACAGCGCAGCGAACGCCAGGTCATCGCCAGCGTCCAGAAGCCGGGCCATCTTGGCGAACCACGGGGCCGGCTGGTTGCAGAAGGTCTCTTCCAGCATCACCGGCGAGGCCTGGAGCGCGGCCAGGGCCACGTCGTCCAGTTCCTCGCGCTCCGGCGGGCTCATGTCGTCGTAGGCCCGCTGCGCGGACCGGCTCATCGTCTGGTGCTGCAGTTCCATGTCTGACCCCGTTCGGCCCGGGTGGGCCGGTTCGAGGTCAGATTAGGGGCGCTAATGTTCTATGTCAATAGGGGCGCTTATATTTCTTTCTGAAGCTGTCGCTGGTCAGGCTCTGGGCTACCCGATCTGGTGGATCCAGTAGCGCATCCGGCGCGGCATAGCGTGCTGTAGCTGCACGAAGAAGAAGAACAGAGCGATCAAAGCGCATAGGCCGGCAATCCACCCTAGCCACGCTTTGCCAGTGGTTACCGCAGTCCAGCGCCCTATGGCCACACCGCCACATACCGGAACGATGCAGTGGGCGCTGATCCACAGCACGGCAATGAAGTTGGGGATGATGGAGTCGACTCCATCGCGCACCGAGCCGGCCATGGCGCCGATGAAAATAAGGGCAACCCAGAGCAGGGCGAGTCCAGACAGGATTCTCCAGGTCTTCGGAGCGCTCATCCTTCCCAGCTCCCGATCCAGCGGACTCTTCCAATGATCTCGATGGGGTGCCGCGGGCTGTCCATCCTGCGCGGCTTCTTCCAGTTGTGGTCGCCGCCGGGGTTGTCGGCCTTGAAGTAGACCAGGTCGTCCAGGATCTCGCATCGCTTCACCTGGTACTCCTTCGCCGCGCCACCGCCGTCGACCATGATCACGAACAGCGCGCCGTCGCGCGGCCGGGTGTCGCTCATGTCGAACAGGATGGCGTCGCCGGACAGCACGCGCGGCTCCATCGAGTCGCCGCGGCCGTACATCACCGCCAGCTTCTTCGGGTTCAGCCGCTTGCGGGCGAGGGAGTCGGCGCGGAACTTCAGGTTGTGGGTCTCGGCGTACTCCTGGGCTTCAGGACCACCGCCCAAGCCCATGGCCTGGGCGTAGCCCTGAATGTCTGCCCAGTCCGCCTCAACCGGCCCGCCTACCAGCTGCTGCTCTGGAAGGTCGGTGCGGATGTCCGTGTCGCTGATACCGAGCAGCCGACAGAACACGAGCAAGGTCCGGTAGTTCATCGGAATCTTGCCGTTGAGGTACTGGCTCACCGCGCCTTGCGTGATGCCCAGTTCCTCGGCGGCCGTGTCCTGGGTAACACCCAGCCCGCGAGCGCGCGCGGTCCACTCGCGCTTCAGGCGCTGCGCGGCGGCTACATCGGCCGGGGTGGGCTTTGCTTTCCGGTGGTTTTCCATATGAGGAACGCTAATGGCGCACCGCCTCGCTTTCCATGAGGGGCGCTATTGATCTTTCACATCAGGGGCGCTAATAATTCCCGCCATGGACATCGCCACCTACCGGAAAGAGAAGGGGCTGTCGCAGCAGGCGTTCGCCGAGCTGCTGACGGAATCGGGTTCGCCCGCCACGCAGGGGCTGGTCTCCCAGTGGGAGAAGGGCGCCACGATCCCCGCGGAGCGGGTGGTCGAGATCGAACGGGCGACGGGCGGCGAAGTGCCGCGCTCGGCTCTCCGTCCCGACCTGTGGCCGGCTGAACCTTCCGAGGCCGCGGCCTGACATGGCCACGTCAGCGCCCCGGGAACGGCACGACCACGCCGGGCCGGGTGGGGCGCTTCCGTTCGCGCTTCGGGATGTAGCGCACGGACACCCGATCCCCGCGGCGGCTGATGGCGTAGAGCCGGCCGCACATGCGCTGCAGCAGTACGACGTTCTGCGGGCACTTCTCCACTGAATCCACGTGGCTCGGTCCTTCGGGGCTGGGCCTTTATTTCGACCTGACGAGCCTGTCCCACGCAGTCCCACGCGGTGGGACGAACGAGGAAACCACCATGGCGGACCACCAGCTGCCCTTGTTTTACGAGACCTACGAGGACGCGATCCGCGACTGCGTAACCGCCTTGGGCGGGAACAAGGTCGTGGGCTCGATGCTCTGGCCGGCGATGCCGGCGGACGAAGCCGGCCGGAAGCTGGCGCACTGCCTGAACCCCGACAAGCGCGAGAAGCTGGACCTGGGCGAGCTGCGGTTGATCCGCCGCGCTGCGCGGCAGGCCGGCGTGCACATCCTGGCGCACTACGAGGCTCGGGACGCGGGCTACACGGAACCGCAGCCACTGAACCCCGAGGACGAGGCCGCCCAGCTGCAGCGCGAGTTCATCGCCGCGGTGAAGGGGCTGGAGGCACTGCAGGGCCGCATGGCGCGGCTGGGCGGGGTGGCCGCATGAAGTACATGACCGATCCCCTGGAAAGGGCCATCTGGCTGGTCCAGCAGCGCTGGCACATCGCCGGCTGCCTGCAGGAGCTGGCAGCCGGCGAAGAAGGTCAATCCGCGAGCGAGTCTTGGCCTGGGAAGCCAAGCACGTACTTTGTTTCGACGTATGAATCCGTCCCCTCTTGTACTGGGACACTTTCCACCGACAGCAGGCGCCAGCCCTCGGCGAGGAGCTCGTTCACGTGGTTTTCGTGGCGCTCGGTTTTCACCTTGACCATGCGGCTAAGCATTGCTGCAACTGCTTCTGGCATTTCGATCTTCCTTGGTTGGGCGTCGAGGGATCTTAACCGAGGGGGCCGCCATGTCTGAGTCAGAAGTGCGCCAGGCAAAGGGGCGATACCGCAAGGTGGAGGTGCGCACCTGGGGCGATGAGAAGTTCCGCAGGCTGAGCCCCATTCCCCCTTGTGGGCAGGGTCTGTGGCTGTTCCTGATCACCGGTCCCCACACTGGCCCGATCCCCGGCCTGTTCCGTGCCGGCCGTGCTGCGATGGCTGAGGAGCTGGACTGGGAGATTGAAGCCTTCGATAAAGCCTTCGGGGAAGCCTTCCGGGAAGGTATGGTGAAAGCCGACTTCAAGGCCCGTGTCGTGTGGGTTCCGAAGGCGATCAACCACAACCGGCCGGAGTCGCCAAACGTTGTACTAAGTTGGGGGGCAGAGTTCGATCTGATCCCAGAATGCGCCTTGAAATGGGAAGCGCTGGAATCCCTGAGAGCCTTTGTTTACGGGCTTGGAGAGTCTTTCGCAAAGGCATTCGATAAGGCTTTCGGAAAGCCTTCAAGCAAGCCTTCCACGAAGGCTATGCCTAATCAGGAACAGGAACAGGAGCAGGAGAAAGAACCCCCCCATACCCCCCCGGCTACCGCCGAGGGGGCGAAGCCTGGGCGGAAGAAGCGGGAGAAGGTCACCTTCGCGGGCTTCATCGACGCCTGCCAGGCAGCGGGTGAATCCGCGATCCCGAAGACCGACCCGATCTTCACGTTCGCCAAGGACACGGGCATCCCGAAGGACTACCTGCACCTGGCCTGGCGCGAGTTCGCCGGCCGGCACAAGGACAGCGGCCGGATGCAGAAGGACTGGCGGGCCCACTTCCGGGACGCCGTGCGCCGGAACTGGTTCAAGCTCTGGTGGTTCCCGGATGCCGGTTCCTGCGAGCTGACGACGGCGGGCGTGCAGTTGGCCCGTGAGCGTGATGCAGAGCTCGCGCGCGAGCAGGAGCAGGCCGCATGAACGCCCTTCCTTCCTACCTCGAAGACAGAGCAGGTCTGCGCGTGCCGCCGCACTCGGTCGAGGCCGAGCAGGCGGTGCTGGGCGGCCTGATGCTGGTGCCCGAATCCTTGCGCGAGGTGCGCGACCTGCTGAAGCCGTCCGACTTCTATCGCGGCGACCATCGGCTGATCTTTGAGTCCATCTGCGACCTGGCCGACCGCGAGAAGCCGTTCGACACGGTGCTGCTGATGAACTGGTTCGAGAACGCTGGGAAGCTGGAATTGGTCGGCGACGGCGCTTACCTGATCGAGCTGGCCAACACCACGCCGTCCGCGGCGAACATCCGGGCCTATGCCGAGGTAGTGCGGAACAAGGCGCTGCTGCGGGGCGTGATCGAGGCCGGTACGGAAGTGGTCGATGGAGCCTATGAGGCCCATGATGCGGACGCTGACGCGGTGGTTTCCGGCGCTGCAGCGAAGTTCGCCAACCTGACTGTGCAGTCCAGCGGCACCGGCGGGCTGATGCTGCTGCGCGGCGACATGCAGGACATGTGGGATGAAATGGAGGCCCGCTACAACGGCACCGCCGAGCTGGGCCTGGTGCCGCCGTGGAAGAACGTGGCGCAGAAGCTGCCCGGCCTGGAGGCTACGGACCTGCTGGTCCTCGCTGCGCGGCCCTCGATGGGAAAGACCGCGAACATGCTGGAATGGTGCTACACCGCGGCGGAACAGGGCAGGGCGGTGGCAGTTTTCAGCCTGGAGATGAGCCGCCGGCAGCTGCTGGCCAGGCTGATGAGCATGCACTCCGGGGTTCCGCTGTCGCGCATGCGGGTCAAGGGGGAGCTGACCAACGACGACTGGCACAAGCTGGCAGTGGCGCGAAACCACCTGCAGGGCCTACCGCTGGCCATTGACGACTGCGGCTCGCTGCCGGTGGACGCACTCGTGGCGCGCGCCTCGCGCATGCACGCCAAGGTGAAGGGTGGCCTTGGCCTGATCGCGTTGGACTACCTGCAACTGGTGTCCGGCCCGGCAAAGGCTGGCAACCGTACGGAAGAGGTGTCCTACATCTCGCGGACCCTGAAACAGCTGGCCAAGAACCTGCAGTGCCCGGTGATCGCGCTGTCGCAGCTCAACCGCGGTGTGGAGACGAGAACTGACAAGCGCCCGGTCATGGCCGACCTGCGCGAGTCCGGCGCCATCGAGCAGGACGCGGACGTGATCGCGATGCTGTTCCGAGACGACTACTACACCAAGGACGCCTGCGGGGCGCCGGGCGTGTCGGAGTTCATCCTGGTCAAGAACCGCCAGGGCGAGACGGGCACCGCCTACCTGCGCCATCAGCTCGAATGCAGCCGGTTCGAGAACTACTTCGGCGACCGGCCGGACTACACACCCCGCGCGGTGTCCCGCGGCAGGGATGACGACGATGACGGCTTCGACGTGCCGCGCGACCGGCGCCGGAGCGGCAAGGACCTGGCTTCAGGAGCTGACGCATGACCACCTTCATCCTCCGGTCCGAGAACGCCCGGGACCGCATGGCCGCGGCCTGGCGCTTTGCCTGCCAGTACCTGGAGCTTGGCCGGGCCGTCCGCGTCGAGGTCAAGGAGTGCAAGTCCACCCGCAGCCTGGAGCAGAACGCGATGCTCCACGCCATCTGCGAGGACATCGCCCAGCAGCGGCAGTGGGCCGGCCGCTGGATCGACAAGGAGGGCTGGAAGCGCCTGCTGGTCGACGCCTGGGCGCGCACCGAGAGCCGGCAGCAGGGCGACATTGTGCCGTCGCTGGACGGCGCCAGCGTGGTGAACCTGGCCGTGCAGACCAGAACCATGTCCGTGGGCGACATGGCGGACCTGATCACCTTCGCGCAGGCCTGGGCCGTGGAGAACGGCGTGCGGCTCAACGAGCCGCGGTATCGGGACTACGGCGAGCAGCCGCGGAGGGTGGCATGAGCAAGCTCACGTTGAAGCAGGCGAATAACCGCCAGCAGCAGGGCTACGACCGCGACCCGCCCCGGTGCTTCACCTGCGTGTACTTCCAGCGGCGGTTCCAGCGGCGCCCAGCGATGCCGCACGCGGCCATTGAGCGCTGCACCTTCGGCGACTTCCCCACGACCCACAAGGCCGTCTGCGACGAGTGGCACAGCCGCGACGGCGAGGTGGTGGCATGAAGCGCGGACGTTCCACTGGCAACCCTACGGTTGCCCAGCAGCAGCGTATGGACTCCATCCGCGAGATCGGCTGCATCGTGGCGCACAGCCTGGGCCTCGGGTACGTCCCCTGCGAGGTGCACCACCTGACCGTCGGCGGCAAGCACGGCGCCAAGCGGCGCGGCCACGACTTCACCGTCGGCCTGAATTCCTGGAGCCATCGCGGCGAGCCCTTCGGCGGCATGTCGGCCGATACCTGCGAACACCTGTTCGGCCCCAGCTACGCCAAGCAGCCCCGCCGGTTCCGGCAGGAGATCGGCAGCGACGACTACCTGCTGGACCTGCAGAACACCCTGATCGAGCAGCACCAACTGAGGACGCGTGCATGGCAAGTCGCCTGACCTTCGGGATCGACCCGGGAATTTCTGGGGCTATCGCTGTGCTGGCCGACGGCGAGGCTGGCCCGATCATCGACATGCCGCTGCTGGGCGAGGACAGGGAGGTGGATGCCCGGCAGGTGGCGCTGTTCATCCGGGCTGCTCGTGACCTGCATCCTGGAGCCACGGTGTCGGCCGTCATCGAGCGAGTCCGGGCGATGCCTCCCAAGGACGGCGAGCGGAGGGCTGGCGCGCAGTCGTCGTTCAACTTCGGCGACCACTACGGCAAGGCCAAGGCGGTGCTGGAGCTGCTGGGCATCCCGTACACCCGCGCCGAGCCGGCCAGTTGGAAGCGCCAGTTCGGCCTTACCGGCCAGCCCAAGGACGCGTCTCGGGTGCTGGCGATCCAGCGATTCCCCACGGTGGCGGCCGAGCTGAAGCGGAAGAAGGACAACGGGCGGGCCGATGCCCTGCTGATTGCCCTGTACGGGGAACAGCGTCTGGGGGCGGCCGCTTGACCAGCGACCGCATGTGGAAACGCTACCGCGCCCGGGTTCGCCGCATGGGTCTGTGTGCGGTGTGCCAGTTCCGCGAGTTGACCGACGGGACGTTCCACTGCCGGCGCCAGCCGGACCGGCAGGATGCATGCGCGATCGACGGGAAGCTGCCCGCGTTCCGGCTTGACGATGAAGTGATGGAGGAACTGCGCGATGCAGACTGACGTTTTCGGAGCCTATGTCCGCGCGGAGCTGGAGAACTGGGGCAGGGTGTTTGCCCTGCACCGGGACTGCGAGTACCTTGGCCACCAGTCAAAGAACGTCCTTGCCGTTCTGATGGAGCATGAGGGCGAAATGCCCCAGCGGGCGCAGGGGTTCAAGCCCATGGAGATTGATCCCCATGCCCAGGTCATCGAGGACATCGTGGCCGATATCGCGCGTACCGACATCAGCCTAGCTTGCGTGCTTCGAGGGTACTACTGTGGCTCAGGACGGAGGAAGGAGGAGCGGTGGGAGCAGGCGCGCCAGCTTCTGGAGGCGTTTGGTCAACGGCCAGTTTCGGTGCGGCAGTATCTTGTGCTGGCTGAGCTTGGGTTTCAGAGGGTGCGAGGGCGGCTTGAAGGCTTGAGCCAAGCTGCCTGATACTCTTGGCTACCAAACATGGAGCAGTTGCATGAGCATGGGCACTAATGAAGTGAAGGCCAACTTGACCGACAACGCCACCAAGATTCTGATTGCGCTGATTGGATCCACTGGTGATGTCAGGGGGCCAATTTTGGAATCAAACACCACAGCTGTCGTGAGCGCGTATAAGAGGATCTTCTCTGCTCTTGAAGAATGCGCCAATAAGTAATTGACAGGTGTGCACCTCTGGCCTATGTTTCCGGGCACGATGAAATAGAAGCCTCCGCCAAAAGCGGGGGCTTTTTCGTTTCCGCCCGTCCACCCTCACCGGACCCATTCGCCGAGCCTGCCGGGCTGCGGTGACGGGCACCCATTGCCTGCCGCGCCGTACCGCCCGGGTTTCCTCCGTCCCCGGGGCGTGGCGGGCGCTCTCCTGGAGAATGCAGATGCTTCCAACCGCCCGACAAATTGAGCAGGCGGTTGGATGCTCCGCATCAACCGCGGCCCGCTGGGAGACCCCGCTGCGCGACACCTGCAGCGCCTTCGAGATCACCTCGCCCAAGCGCATTGCCGCGTTCCTGGCGCAGCTGGGGCACGAATCGGCCGGCCTGTCGCTGGTGGTGGAGAACCTGAACTACTCGGCCGCTGGCCTGCTGGCTACCTGGCCCAACCGCTTCACCCACGAGCTAGCCGAGCAGCTTGCGCGCAAGCCGGAGCGCATCGCCAACCACGCCTACGCCAACCGTATGGGCAACGGCGACGAGGCGAGCGGCGACGGCTGGCGCTACCGCGGCCGTGGCCCCATCCAGATCACCGGCCGGGCCAACTACGCGGCGATCCGCGACGCGCTGCGGGAGACCGGGCGGCAGGTTCCGGACTTCGAACTGTCTCCGGACCTGCTGGCCGATCCGAAATGGGGCGCACTGGCGGCCGGTGCCTTCTGGGCAGCGCGCAGCCTCAACGACCTGGCTGACGTCGGCGACTTCCGCAAGATCACGACCCGGATCAACGGCGGCCAGAACGGCGCCGCTGACCGGAACGCCCGTTACGCGGCGGCGTTGAAGGTGTTCGGCTGATGGCCGTGGACTGGCAGGCCATCGGAACGGCCATCGGCGGCCTGGTGCTGGGCGCCGGCGGTGTCGGGCTGTGGTGGCGGAAGCAGGTGGTGGAGAACGCCCGCCAAGGCGCCGAGGTGGATGTAATCCAGCTGATGCGGGACGAGATCGCACGACTGGGTGCGCGCGTCGGCTCCCTGGAAGCACGCGAGGGCCGGATGATCCGGCACATCTACAGGCTGGAGGGACTGATGCGCGGATCTGGCATCGAGCCGCCGCCGTTCGACCTGGACAGCGACACGATCCGCGCAGGCGGGAGCGACTGATGAGCATCTCCATAGACCCGCTGCGTCCCTACGCCGACCTGATTCGCTGGGGCGCGGTAGCCCTGCTGGCCGTCCTACTGGTGGTGATGGGCTACCGCTGGGGTGGCTCGCACTGGAAGGGCGAGTACACCGCCGAGGTCAAGGCGCGCGCGGCCGAGAACGCGCAGCACGCCGCGACGCTGCAGCAGCTGGCAGACGCCACCGCCGCGGTTGCCGCCAAGGCGCGCGCTGCATCCGAGAAGCTGGCCCAGAGCCGGCTCGAAAACGACACCCGCTACAAGAAGGCCCAGGACGATGCGAAACGCGCCGAACGTGATCTTGCTGCTGCTCTGCGCCGCGGTGCTGTGCAGCTGCGGCCGGAGTGGGCCTGTGCTGCGCCCGGAGCCGGCGCCGGTGGAGCTGCGGGCATTGCCCGAGGACAAGATGCTGCAGCCGAACTTCGGTGGGCAGGCGCGACGCATCTTGTTGCGGGAGGCGACCGCGCCGACGCATGGATCCGATGGCTCCAGCAGGAACTGATCGACACCAGGCGGGCCATGGTCAGCGCCGGGTGCGCCGTCGAGGTGAGCGAGCGAGCCGGTACAGGGCAAGGACCGCAATAGCGGCGACCGGGCCGGAGAGAACGATGGTGATGTTGATGTCCAAGCGGGGATTGCCCTGTGTTGAAGGTGTGGCAATGGTCCTGCCTGGCTTGGCGGCGCGCCACTTGCGGAATTTCCGCACCAGCCGGAGGGCGTAATGGGCAGGCTCAAGACGCTGCCACCGCGGCTCAAGCCTGCTGGCAGTCGGTTGGCACTGGCGCCCACACCGAGCGATCGGCGCATCACCGGACGCCAGCTTCAGGCCAGGCGCCTACGCATCTGGGCGGCGGATCCTCGGTGCAGCGACTGCAATCAGGAGACCCGCTATCCGGACGGGTTCGAGCTGGATCACGAGGTGGCACTGGTCAATGGAGGCCAGGACACCGACGAGAACAGCAGGGTGCGCTGCATCGAGTGCCACAAGGCCAAGACGAGGGCAGACCTCCGGCAGGCAGGGTGCGTCGTTCCACGTCGCTGACGTTCCACATATGGGAGGGGGTGGGTGAATCTTGGGCACTCCTGTGTCTGGGAAACCACCTGTCCCCGCACGCAGAGGTTTTTTCCCGGGCTGAAACTCCGGATGAGCAGGATTTATGGCCAAGAACGCGAAACCGGGCCGTCCGGCCTTCAAGCCAACGCCGGCGCAGCGCCGAATGGTCCGAAATGCCGCTGCCACGGGTATGAGCCACGAGGAGATCGCTATTGCCCTGGAAATCCACCGGCACACCCTTGAGAAGTACTTCGGTGATGAGCTGGCCGGTGGGGCGCTGCGGCGCCAGATGGAATTCCGCGACGCGTTGGCAAGGGCGGGGCTGAAGGGCAACGTCTCGGCTCTGAAGCAGCTGCTGACGATGACCCCGACGCTGGCCGCGCCACCGGTCGAGCCGAAGAAGCCACTCGGAAAGAAGGAACAGGCCAACGTCGACGCGCACACTGCGGCAGCTGGTACCGATTGGGACGACCTGATCGGCGCCGGCAAGGTCACTCCGATCCGCAAGGCTCAGTGATGGCCTGGGACCTGTCGTGCCCTGATTGGTGGCAGCGGCTGCAACAGGGCCGGTCGCTGGTCCCGGACTTGCCCCTCTGGACGGCAGAGGGGGAGCGAGCCGTCAGGATCTTCAACAAGTTGCGCCTGGCCGACGTTCCGGGCACCCCCACGATGGAGGAGGCCGGCGGCGAGTGGTTCCGGGACATCGTGCGCGCCATGTTTGGATGCACGGACCCGGTGACGCGTCAGCGCATGATCCGCGAGCTGTTCGGGCTGGTCCCGAAGAAGAACAGCAAGACCACGGACGGTGCGCTGATGATGGTGACCGCACTTTTGCTGAACCAGCGGCCGCGCGCGGGGTTCGTCATGACCGCCCCGGTCCAGGACGTCGCACAGCTGGCGTTCGACGCTGCCGCTGGTGCCATTGACCTCGATCCGGTCTTGGCCAAGAAGTTCCACGTGCGCCACCACCTGAAGACCATCTTGCACAGGGAGACAAAGGCCGAGCTTGAGATCATGACCTTTGATCCGACAGTGCTGACTGGACAGAAGATCTCCGGTGGCGCGCTGATCGACGAGTTGCACGTGTGTGCCAAGCAGGCCAAAGCTCCCAAAGCGCTAAGGCAGATCCGCGGCGGCATGCTGCCGTTCCCCGAATCGTTCCTGGCATTCATCACCACCCAGAGCGACGAGCCTCCGGTGGGAGTGTTCGCCGACGAGCTGCAGAAGGCGCGGGACATACGCGACGGAAAGCGCGAGGGCGCGATGCTCCCGGTGCTATTCGAGTTCCCCAAGGAGATCCAAGAGTCGAAGGACCGGCAGTGGGAGAATCCGAAGCTGTGGCCGCTGGTGACTCCGAACCTCGGAAAGTCGATCACGCTGGATCGGCTCGAAGCCGACTACCGCGAGGCGAAAGACACCAGTGAGGCAGAGTTGCGGGTGTGGGCCTCGCAGCACCTCAACCTGCAGATTGGCCTCGCGCTATCCGCTGCTGGCTGGGCTGGCGCCGAGTTCTGGGAGAGGCGTGCTGAGTTGGTGTTGTCGGTCGAGGAACTGATTGCGCGGTGCGAGGTAGTGACGGCTGGTATCGACGGCGGCGGCTTGGACGACTTGCTGGGGCTGGTGTTGGTCGGCAGGGAGCGCGGGACGCGCCGGTGGCTAGCTTGGGCTCATGCCTGGGCGCACGAGATCGTGCTGGAGCGGCGCAAGGAGCTGGAGCCGAAGTTGCGCGACCTGGAGAAGGTCGGCGACCTGACCATCGTCGAGCTTCCCGGCCGCGACGTGGAGGACGTGGCGGACATCGTCTGCCAGGTCGCTGCTGCCGGCCTGCTGCCGGAGAAGCATGCGATCGGGGTGGACCCCGCCGGCATCGGCGCCATCGTGGATGAGCTGACCAGCCCGGAGCGAGGCATCGCGATCGAGCAGGTCGTGGCAGTTTCCCAGGGCTGGAAGCTCAACGGTGCGATCAAGACCACCGAACGCGCGCTTGCTGGCGGCGACCTGGTGCACGGTGGCCAGCCGCTGATGGCCTGGGCCGTTGGCAACGCGAAGGTGGTACCGGTGGGCAACGCTGTGACGATCAACAAGCAGGTCAGCGGTTCGGCAAAGATCGACCCGCTGATGGCTCTCTTCAACGCAGTGTCGCTGATGGCGCTCAACCCTGAAGGACAAGGCTGTATGGATGACTGGCTCAGTAGCCCGGTGAGGGCAGGCCGCGCATGAAGATCAAGCCGACCGGCGGCATCGTCAGCCGCGTGCGCGCCGCAGTGGATGGCTGGGTGCGGTCGTTCACCCTGCGGGACAGCGAGATCTACGCAGACCGCGTGATGGCCAGCGAGGCGGGTGTCGAGGTCACGGCAAAGACGGTGCTGCAGCTCGACGCGGTCTGGTCGTGCGTGCGCCTGATCTCCGAGACCATCGCCACGCTGCCGCTGTCGATGTATGAGCGCACCTCGGCCGGCAAGCGTGTGGCCAGCCAGCACCCGCTGCACTTCGTCATCCACGACCAGCCTAACGACGAGTCGACGGCGGCGGTGTTCTGGGAGGCCATGGTGGTGGCGATGCTCCTGTGCGGTAACGCGCGCGCTGAGAAGCTGTACGCGGGCACGCGCGTCGTCGGCCTTCTGTTCCTCGACCCGGACAAGCTCACGGTGAACCGCGACCAGCGCGGGAACAAGATCTACCGCTACCTGAAGCCCGACGGCACGCCGCGCGTGATCCCGGCCGCGCGGATCTGGACGCTGCCTGGCTTTACCCTGGATGGCCAGCATGGCGTCTCGGTGATCCGGTACGGCGCGAAGGTGTTCGGCAACGCGATGGCGGCGGACAAGGCCGCCGCTCAGACGTTCCGCAACGGCCTGCTGCAGACGATCTACTACAAGATCAGCGCCTTCCTGACGCCGAAGCAACGCGCCGAGTTCAAGACCAACCTGGTCGGCTCGATTGAGCGCGGCGAAGCGCCGCTGCTGGAAGGTGGAACCGAGGCCGGCACGCTGGGCGTGAATCCGGCGGACGCGCAGCTGCTGGAATCGCGCGGCTTCTCGGTCGAGTCGATCTGCCGGTGGTTCCGCGTTCCGCCGTGGATGGTGGGCCACACCGAGAAGTCGACCAGCTGGGGCACCGGCATCGAGCAGCAGATGATCGGCTTCCTGACCTTCACGCTCGGACCCTGGCTGCGCCGGATTGAGCAGGGCATCAGCAAGGACTTGCTCACCCCGAGCGAGCGCCTACGGTACTACCCGAAGTTCAACGTGGAGGGCCTGCTGCGCGCCGATAGCGCCGGCCGCGCAGCCTTCTACACCGCCATGGTGAACAACGGCATCCTGACCCGCGACGAGGTCCGCGAGCTCGAGGACCGCGAAGCCATGGGCGGAAACGCCGCCGTGCTCACCGTGCAGTCGGCGATGACCACGCTGGACGCCATCGGCACCAGCACCGATGCCAACCAGGCCCGGGCCGCGATTCGCGCGTTCCTTGGCTTCTCCGACGACCAGAAGGAATGATCCCATGACCATCAAGACGCTGCCGGGTGCTCCGGAGGGTCGGCCGTGCGCCGGCGTCAGCAGCCAGCTACAGCCGCGCGCCCTGGACCGCTGGAACTCGGGCGTGCGCGCCGCGGCCGACAGCGAGGGCGAGCGCAGCATCAGCATCTACGACGTGATCGGCTACGACTACTGGACCGGCGACGGCGTAACGGCGAAGCGCATCGCGGCCGCTCTGCGCGGCATGGGCGCAGGCCCGGTCACCGTGAACATCAACTCGCCCGGCGGCGACATGTTCGAGGGCCTGGCGATCTACAACCTGCTGCGTGAGCACGAAGGCGAGGTGACCGTGAAGGTCCTCGGCCTGGCTGCGTCCGCTGCTTCGGTCATTGCCATGGCTGGCGACAAGATCCAGATCGCCCGCGCCGCATTCCTGATGATTCACAACGCCTGGGTCATGGCAGTGGGCAACCGGCATGACCTCGAAGAGGTGGCCGCGACCCTGAAGCCGTTCGACGACGCGATGGCCAGCATCTACGCAGCTCAGACCGGCCAGGACAGCAAGGCGATGGCGAAGCTCATGGATCGGGAAACTTGGATTGGTGGCGAGGCAGCGGTAGAGGACGGCTTCGCTGACGAATTGCTGCCCTCGGACAAGGTCGAGAAGGGCGCAAGCAAGGCCAGCGCATCGGCCGTGCGCCGCATCGAGTCGGCGCTGCGCGCCAGCGGCATGCCCAAGAACGAGGCCATGCGCCTCATCAGCGAGATCAAGACCAGCTCGGGTGACCCGGCTGGCAGCGGTGAGGGCGATCCCACCGAACCCGGCGACGACGCCGGTGCAGTACCCAGCGAGGAGGCCATCGCCGCCGCGCTGCGCAGCTTTTCCCTCACCAAGTGACCAACGGAGACACCATGAACACGAAGAAGTACCTCTACTTGCCGGCAATCATCGCGATCGTCGCGCTGTTCTTCACCTTCGACGCAGCTGCCGCCAACCTGGTGCTGCACCTGCTGCACTCGGATCACGCCGGCCTCGTGATGGCCGCCCCGGTCATGGCCGCGCTGCCGGAAGGCATCAAGGCAGAGCTGGAGCGCATTGGGGACCAGGTCAAGTCCATGGCCGAGCAGGCGCAGAGCGAGATCAAGGCGCACGCGAAGCTGGCGGATGAAACCAAGGCCAAGGTGGACGAACTGCTGATCAAGCAGGGCGAGCTGCAGGCCAACCTGCAGGGTGCCGAGCAGAAGCTTGCCCGGATCGAGGCCAATGGCGCCGGCGGCGACGTGCAGCACCAGACCTTCGGCGAGCAGTTCATCGGCAGCGACCAGTGGAAGGCCTTCCGAAGCCAGACCACCCCGCGCGGCCGCGTGGACATGACCTTCAAGGCGGCGATCACCAGCATCACCACGGACACCGACGGCGCCGCGGGCGATCTGGTCCAAACGACCCGCCTGCCGGGTATCATCGCGCCGCCGGACCGCCGTATGACGGTCCGCGACCTGATCACTCCGGGCCGCATGGACGGCAGCACCCTGGAGTACGTGAAGGAGACCGGCTTCACCAACAACGCTGGCATGGTCGCCGAAGGCGCGAAGAAGCCCGAGTCCACCCTGAAGTTCGACCTGGTGAACACCAGCGCCAAGGTGATCGCGCATTTCGTGAAGGCCTCGCGCCAGATCCTCGACGACGCGTCCCAGCTGCAGAGCTACATCGACGGCCGCCTGCGCTATGGCCTGGCCTTCAAGGAAGAGCAGCAGCTTCTCAACGGCGACGGCACCGGCCAGAACCTGCTGGGCATCATCCCGCAGGCGACCGCCTACGCCGCTCCGTTCGACCCGGGCGATGCCACGGTGATCGACCAGATCCGACTGGCGATGCTGCAGGCCGAACTGGCCGAGTATCCGGCCACCGGCATCGTGATGAACCCGACCGACTGGGCGCGCGTCGAGTTGCTGAAGGACACCACTGGCCGCTACATCATCGGCAATCCGCAGGGCGTCATTGGCGCCAGCCTGTGGAACCGTCCGGTGGTGGCCACCCAGGCCATCGCGGTGGACAAGTTCCTCACTGGTGCGTTCCGCCTGGGCGCGCAGGTGTTCGATCGCTGGCAGGCTCGTGTCGAGGTGGCGACGGAGAACGAGGACGACTTCGTCAAGAACTTGGTCACCATCCTGGCCGAGGAGCGCCTGGCGCTGGCGGTGTACCGTCCGCAGGCCTTCATCTACGGCGACCTGGGCAACGTGGCCTGATCTCAGCGCTGCCTGTCCGCAGGTGGCATTGAGGGGCGCGCTTCGGCGCGCCTCTCCCCTTTCGGAGGTACCCCATGCTCATCAAGTTCCAGAAGCCGGACCCACGTGCCGGCCAGACCGTCCGCATGGACAGCAGCCGCGGGCAGCACTTCGTCGACACCGGATCCGCGATTCTGGTCAAAGAAGGCGCCGTGACCGAGGTCGAGCTGGCCGCGCCGCTCGTCGACGGCCCGAGCCCGGCCGAGCAACTGGTGTCGGCGACTGCCGCCGAGGTCATCGCCGGCCTGGCCGCCGTGACCGAGGTCGAGCTGGCCCGCGCCGCCCTGGCAGCTGAGCAGGCCGAGGCCGGCAAGAAGCGCAAGACCGTGATCGAAGCGCTGGCCGCGCATATCGCGGCGCTCGAGCAGCCGCAGGGCTGAACCCGTGGATCTGATCACCATCGAGCAGGCTCGTTTGCAGTGTCGGGCGGATGCCGCGGATGACGACATGCTCGAAGTGTACGGAGACGCAGCAGAGCAGGCTGCGATGGACTTCCTCAATCGGAAGGTCTACCCCGATGAAGCTACGATGGCTGCAGCGATCGAGAGCGGTGTTGCGGGCGCCGACCCCGTTGTCGTCAACCCGGCGATCCGCGCGGCCATCCTGCTGATTGCCGGGCACCTGTACCGCAACCGAGAGGGCGTGGGCTCCGAGCAGCTGCGGGAGCTTCCCATGGGTGTTCATCAACTGCTGTGGCCGCACCGTGTCGGCCTGGGAATCTGAGCATGGCGATCAATGCTGGCGACCTCAATCGCCGCATCACCATCGAGCAGCGCGGCACCGGCAAGGACGGGTGGGGCCAACCGGTGGAGACGTGGGCATCTGTAGGCGAGGTGTGGGCCGGCATCGCGGGCGAAACCGGCCTTGGCGCCATCCGCTCCAACCTGCAGGGCGGCGCACCTGCCTCCATCGCCCGCTACAGCTTCCTGGTTCGCTTCGAAGTTGTCGGCCGGCTGGGAATCAACCCCGGCATGCGGATCGTCCACGAGGGGCTGGTGTTCGACATCAAGGGGGTCACCCGCGACATGAAGGACCGCACGGCGGCGTGGATCGTCACCGAACAAGGCGGGAACAGTGGATGACCATCAAGGCGAACGTCGATTTCAGCGATGCCTTGCAGGGCTTGGACCTGCTCGCCGGTGTCCGCCACCAGCTGGCACGATCCATGGCGGTGGCCGGCGGCAAGGTGCTGCGCGACGAGGCAAAGGCACGCGCGCCAGTGGGCGAGGGGAGTAAGCGGCCCGGCCAGCTGCGCGGCTCGATCTACCTGGCATACCGGGACAAGGCGTCGACCGACAAGGCCGAGGTCTACGCGGTGAGCTGGAACGCCAAGACGGCGCCGCACGGGCACCTGGTCGAGTTCGGGCACTGGCAGACCCATTCGCGCTACAAGGGCAAGGACGGCGAGTGGTACACGGGCGCGCCGCTGGCGACACCCAAGTGGGTGCCGGCCGATCCGTTCCTGCGGCCGGCGCTGGATGCTGCCAGAGAGCGGGCGAAGGTGGCGATGATCGAGCGCGGCCGCGCGCGGCTGCCTGAGCTGCTGGCCGGCAAGGGAGGCGACGATGAGCTATGAGCCGCAGTTGACCGCCCTTCTGGCGCCGCTCCTGGCCGACCAGTTCTACCCGGACGTGCCACCGGACAATCCGCAGTACCCGTGCGCGGTTTACCAGCAGGTGGGCGGCCGCTCTCTGTGGTTCGGCGAGGGCGCCATGCCCGATCACAAGCACGCCCGGGTGCAGATCACCCTCTGGGCCGACACGCGCGCGCAGGCGAACACGCTGATGCGGCGGATCGAGGACAGCATCTGCACGGGCATGCCGAAATCCGAGCCGCTGGGCGCCGCCGTGTCCGGGTACGCGGACGCGATCAAGAAGTACACGGCCCGGCAGGACTTCGGGCTCTGGTATCCCGACCCCTGACCGATCCACCCATCACCAACCCCAACCACCCGGCCTCGCGCCGGGTTTTTATTGACCCCAGCGAGGTATGTACGAATGGCTCTCAAGATGCCCAAGGGCACTCAGTTCGGTTTCGCGCCGATCATCAACACCCAGATTCCCGTCACCGCGTTCTCGAAGGCGGCACCGCCGCTGGCAAGCGTGGCATCCGGCGCCGTCGATGAAGGCGACATCGTGCTGGTTGGCGCGCCGGGCTGGCCGCTCCTGAACAACCTGGTTTCGCAGGCGGGTGCCGAATCCGGCGGCGCGGTGCCGCTGATCGGCCTGGACACCACCGACGCCGTGCTGTTCCCGGGCACCAGCGTCGCGGGCTTCCTGCAGAAGGCCGGCGAGTTCGTCGACTTCACCCAGCAGGGTGACGCCTCCACCTCCGGCGGCGACCAGCAGTACTGGACCGGTTCGCTGATGGAAGATCCCACCGGCCGCCAGATCCAGATTCCGACGTTCAAGAACGCCAAGGTGCTCACCTTGCCGCTGTACTTCGACCCGAAGCTGCCGTGGTACAAGGCGGCCAAGGCGGCGGATGCGAAGGGCTTGCCCCTGATCCTGCGCGCGAAGCTGCCCGGCGGTGACACGCTGTACCGCTACGGGTACATGTCCTTCGATGGCGATCCGACCATCGCGGCGAACAACCCCATGGGCAACACCATGACGTTCACCGCGCTGAGCGATTCGACTCTGGTTGAGGTGGCCTGATGTTCAAGGTCAAGGCACCGGAGACGTTCGACGCCACGCTGACCATCGTGGGTCAGGGCCGCGAGCAGAAGCTGAAGCTGAAGTACCGCCATCTGCTCAAGGACGCCTACAAGGCGCTGATGGACCAGCTGGCGGCCGGCGAGATCACCCCGGCGCAGGCCGTCCTGGAGCTGGTGGCCGAGTGGGATGCGGACGTGGACCTGGACACTGACGGCGTGGAAACGGCCCTGCAGCATCAGATCGGCCTCGACACGGCGATCATCCACGGCTACGCCCAGGCGATCCAGGTAGCGCGCAAGGGAAACTGACAGAGGCGGTGGGGGCGTTGTACTGGCGCGCCCCCACCGAGGCCGAGCTCGCAGGCACCGGCCTCAAGGCCAAACACTTCACCGCGCCCGAGGTTGAGCTGTGGCCGGAGTGCGCCTTGCCGATCACGATCTATTCGCGGGTCTCCACCCAGTGGCGCAGCAGCGCCGGGGGCCTGATAGGGCTGGACTACCAGGAGGTGCACCGCGAGCTTGACCGCGAGAGGCTGGAAGGCGAGCACCGAGAGGAGGTGATGGCCGGAATCCGGGTCATCGAAGCGGCCGCCCTGGCGCACTTTTCCGAGGCCAGCAGGTAGCGATCCTGCTACGATCCGCCCGTCAACGGATGGGGGAGGGTAAATGGCTCGGCGCAGTTTACTGAGCGGATGGTGTGTAGCAACCGTTGCTTTGTGCGTACTGCTGGCCGCGTGCCGGCCGGCTCACGAGCAACCTGTCGCTGCCCCGACACCAAAGAAGCACGTAGAGGGTATCGTCGGCATCAATCTGTTCTCTCCACTTGACTATCCAAAGTGCGGCGTCACTGCTTCCGGTGAGTCTCCGGTGCCTTGTTGGCGGACTCGTTATTCGGCAAGCAGCGACGCTCAAGTTTCAGATGGTGAATACCTGCTTCTGCTTCCTACTACGTCCGTGCCTGAATATACGAAGCCTGAGATAGAGGTGACGGTATGGAATGGCGTTGTTCACTCCATTTCGTTGGAAACTTCAATGGGATTGGATAGGGCTGTAGACCTTCTTTCAGACAAATACGGTCCCGTGAGCCTACGGGAGCGTTCGGACGACGGATCACTGATTGTCAGGTGGATGGATGATGAAGCAGAAGCTCTGATCTTCGCTAACTCGCCTTCTTACGGCGAGCATTGGGTGCTGGTGCAATCTAGGAGGTTGACGGCACATAAGAATGCGGAGCGAAGAGCGCGATCCGCTGATGGGTTCTGACCGGAATCTCGACGCTACGACACCACAACAGAAGAAGCCCACCGATTGGTGGGCTTTTTTGTTGCCCAAGGAAAGCTCATGAACGATACCGCCATCGGTACTGCGCGCATCGACGTCACCGTTGACACCTCGCAGTTCGATTCAGCAGTCACCGCCGCAAAGCGTGCTGTGTCTGACATGTCCACGTCCGCGCAGCAGCAGTACCAGCAGCTGGCTGGCGCCGAGAAGCGACGCATCGACAGCCTGATCAAGCAGGCCGATGTCGTCAACATGAACAAGCAGCAGCAGATCGCATACGCTGCTGCCCTGCGGACCAGCGGCCCGCTGCTGGACGAGATCACGCGCCGGCTGGCGCGGAACACAGCCGAGGTCGAGAGGCAGGGAATCAGCCTCAAGCAACAGCAGGCCGCAATGCGGGGTGTCCCCGCCCAGATGACGGACATTTTCGTCTCCCTGCAGGGCGGTCAGCGACCGATGACTGTCCTGCTGCAACAGGGCGGCCAGTTGAAAGACATGTTCGGCGGCATCGTGCCGGCAGCGCAGGCATTGGCTGCACAGCTATCCGCCATGATCAATCCCGCGACGATCGCCGTAGGCATCCTTGCGACGCTCGCGGTGGCGTGGAAGCAGGGCGTAGACGAGCAGCAGGCGTTCAATGTTGCGCTGGTCACCACCGGTGACTATGCAGGTGCAAGCGCCGGCCAGTTTCGGAGCCTTGTTGCGGAGCTGGCGAGCCTGCAGTCGGTGACGCATGGAGGAGCTGTCGAAGCCCTAACCGCTGTTGCTGCCTCCGGGCGCTTCGCCAGCAATGAGTTCCTGCAGGTCGCAGAGTCAGCTGCCAGGATGAAGGCTGCCACCGGTCAGAGCATCGAGGACACGATCTCGAAGTTCGAGCAGATTGCGAAGTCCCCGGTTGACGCGCTTCTCAAGCTCAACGAGACCGAGCACTTCCTAACTCGCGCACAGTTGGCGCGGGTGGATGCCTTGATTGCGGAGGGCAACGAAACGAAGGCTGCAGCCGTAGCCATCGATATCTATAGGGAGCGTCTAGACGACGTTGCGAGCGCAGCGGAGGCGGCGCGCCCGCACCTAGCGATGCTGTGGAGCGATCTCCGGGAGCAGACATCCGCCGCCTGGGCGGAAGTGAAGGACTTCGCTGAGTTCCTTGCTGCTACGCAAGATCAGTTCAGTGGCCGATCCTGGCTGCAGAAGTCCGGCGTCTTGGGTGCGTTCAACTTTGCCAGGGACATGTATCGAGCGCAGCCGGCGAATACGGCGGAGCCGCCGAAAGTCATCTGGGCTGGCATCGAGGCCGAAGGGAGCCAGCGAGTAGATCCGAATGAGGTCAAGGCGCGCGCTGAAAGGAAGAAGGCCCAGGAGGAGTGGGATCGGTGGGTTGGCCAGAACCTCAGCAAGCGCGAGAAGCAGCAGGCGGAAGAGAAACGAATCCAGGAGGCCGGCAAGAAGCTGGGGCTGGATCAGGCGAAGATTGACGAGCAGATCGCGGCCTCCCGCAAGCGATTCGCCGAGGCGGAATCGAAGGGACGCAAGGAGACCGATCCCACTGTGGCGCTGGCCCAGCGCATCAAGCAGCAGATCGCATTGAACACCGAGCAGTTGCAGGCGGAGGCGAAGTTGACGACCAGCCAGCGCCTGCGCATCCAGGTGGAACAGGAACTG